TAAAGGTCGTAAAGACCGATTTTCCTCTGCGATGACTGGTCTCGCCCAACTAGCAATCCCGGCAATGATCCAGCCTTCTGGGGCGGTTCCTGCCGGATTTGGGGGGACAGGTGCAAGAGCGCCTGCATCTAGTGCAGGGGGCGGGCTAAGTATATAGTGAGTGATATGGAATTAGGGCCAGGGGGGCGTAGTACCGATGGCCCAAATATGTCAACTGCATGTCAGAGATACGATAAGCTAGTAGCCGACAGGACATTCTATTTAGAGTCCGGTCAGAATTCGGCTCGTTTAACAATACCTAGTGTATTCCCGTCGAATGTTGATCAAGGACGTTACACATCCCCGGTTGATGACCCTTCGCCATGGCAGTCCTTTGGCGGGTACGCTACTGAAGCTCTCGCCTCTAAGTTCCTACTTACATCCTTCCCACCTAGCTCCTCCTTCTTCCGTTACGAGGTCGCAGAGAAGGATATTCAGGCGGCTCTGGATGTCTCGGAAGATAGTTCGGAAGTGGAGAACCTCAGGCTTGAAATACAGAAAGCCTTGGCAAGCCGAGAAAGGGCGATTAACAAGGAGTTTGAGACAGGGACCTACAGAGTAGGGCTTTCTGAAGTATTCCGTCACCTTCTGATAACCGGGAATGTTTTGGTAAACATTCCTAAGGAAGGCGGGGGAATAAAGGTATTCCACTTAGGTCAGTATGTAGTTAGGCGTGGGCCTATGGGGCGAGTCCTTGAGCTAGTTCTACGGGAAACCTATGACTGGCAGGGTCTGCCTGACTCCATTAAAGATCTAGCTAGTATGTCCACCTCTGCTCCAGTGATGGATGATGAGGAGAAGGTTGATGTTTACACCCATATTAGGCTGGAAAAGAAGAGCCACGTAATATACCAAGAAGCGTTTGAGCAGGAGGTTCCCGGAACCCGCTCAAAGGTGAAGGAAGAGAAGAGCCCGTGGTTGGCCCTAAGATTCACTCAGATATCTGGAGAATCTTATGGTCGAGGCTTTATTGAGACTTATCGTGGGGCGCTTAACTCTCTAAATGTTCTACGTAGGAGTATTGTCGAAAACTCCGCAGCAGCAGCACGCACCGTATTCATGGTACGGCCCAACGGGTCTACCCGAGTTAGAACTCTCGCGAGCGCCCCTAATGGTGGGTACGTTGTCGGCGCGGCTGACGATGTATCCGTACTTCGTATGGACAAGCAGGCGGATCTAGCTATAGCGAAGGACACAGCCGGGGAGCTAATCCGGGAGCTATCAAGTGCTTTCCTAATGTCTGCTTCTATTCGGCGCGATGCCGAAAGAGTTACAGCCGAAGAGATTAGAGCAATGGCACGGGAGTTAGAGGGAGCTTCGGGTGGCGCTTGGTCTGTCCTAGCGCATGAACTACAACTGCCTGTTGTGAAACGTATTGAGTCAATTTTAGAGAGGAAGGGGGATATCTCCCCGCTACCCGGTAACAGTGTTCAGCCCGTTGTTATTACTGGTCTAGAGGCTAAAGGCCGTACACAAGAACTACAAACTCTACGAGAGGTACTTTCAGATTTATCCGCTGCAGCCCAACTGTCCCCAGAAATTGTCGAGTTTATCGATCCAGCAGACCTCGCGCACAAGATCCTCATCGGTCACGGAATACCAACCGACACAATCCTTAAGACCAAAGAAGAAGTACTCGCGCAGAGGCAGGCACAGCAGCAGGAAATGCAGAGACAAGCTCTCATGTCCCAGGCTACTAAGGCAGTTCCTGGGGTAATCGGTGAAGGCGCGTCCTTAGCGATGAAGGGCATGAGCGAAGCAGATGGTGGGGATATTCCCGCCCAATAGGGAGGTAAGATGGCAGAAAAGAAACGTAATAAGGCATCCTCAAACGTAAGCGAGGGTGGCGTAGTCGCCGGAACTGCAGTGAATATGCCCGAGGATGAGACCAGAGAGAACAAACCTAATCTACGAGCAACCTCGCAGGCAAACGAAAGCCCTGGCTTTGTCTTCTTTGAAGAGCCTGTGTACGGTAACGTAATGGAAGTTGACCAAGAAGCTACTAAGCGTGCCCATGACGCTTTGAAAAATCGTGGGGAACAATAGATGGGTGCCTCTACCGTAGAAGAAGGTGATGGAATTGTGCGGGTTACAGTTTCGGACGAAGTACCGGATACTGAAACTGAGCAGTCTGACACCTCAACTGTAGCAGGAAGTGATACCGAACAACCTACGCCATCCTCAGAAGCAGCACCCGCTTCTGAAGATAGCGGTGGCTCTGACGCAGGCGCATCAGACGAAAAGCAAGACCTCGCCATACAGAAGCAAGAAGAAGCGGCTAAAACCGCACTTGAGTCCGCTGGTCTTTCCCTAACTGACTTCACAGACGAGTACGCTAAGAATGGTTCTTTGTCCGAAGAAAGTATGGGGGCTCTAGTTAATAAGGCCGGTATTCCTAGAGAAATAGTAGAAGGCTATATCTCTGGACAAGAGGCTCTTGCTGCTCAAAACGTTACGTCAATAACGGCTAAGGCTTTTGAGCTTGCAGGATCTCAGGAAGAATACAAAGGACTTACAGAGTGGGCTGCGGCTAATCTTTCTGATGAACAGCAGGAAGCCTACAACGAGTCTGTTAATAGCATGAACCCTTCAAGAACCGAGCAGGCTATTCGCGGACTTATCCAGCAACGTCAGGCTTCAGACGGCTTTGAAGGTTCCACTGTAGAAGGGGGAACCATTGCGGGGTCTCGCGTAGATGTATATGCAGACAAGTCAGGGATGCTCTCTGACTTGGCAGATGTTCGATATCAAAAATCGGCAGCCTTTCGTTCCAAGGTGGATGCGAAAGTGGCTCGTTCGATGCAAGCCCATGGAGGGTCATTGCCCTCCTAAGAGGATTTAATTTAAATGTCAGATGTAACGGCAACTAGCGGCGTAGTTTCTTATGCCGGTGCCGATAAGGGTGTAATCACAACCCCCGCCGATAGGACTGCTCTGTTCCTAGAGCTTTTCGGTGGGGAAGTGCTTAATGCCTTTAACCAAGCCCAGGTTACTATGGGTAGGCACAAAGTACGTACAATCCCGCATGGTAAGAGTGCCCGGTTTCCGGCGACTTGGAAAACGGATGCTTATGAACACGTGGCGGGTGATGAGCTTCTCATGCAAGAAGTTCAGCACACCGAAAAGGTCATCAGTATTGATGGTCTTCTCGTAGCTCCTGTGTTCATCGATGTGCTTGATGAAGCGATGAATCACTACGAAGTTCGGGCTGAGTACTCCAAGCAGATTGGTGAAATTCTTGCCAATACGATGGATCAGCACGTTATTCAAAATATGACGTTGGCGGCTTCAGCAGCAGCTAACTTCGACGGCCATACCTCTGCCGTTGGTCATGGTGGCAGCCAGTTGGGTTTCTCGACTGGTGGTGGTGCTAATAATGGTGTAGACGCTATCACTACGGATGGTTATGATCTTTTGATTGACGCCATCTTCGCTGGGCACAGGCTTCTCGACGGTAAGAACGTCCGAGGAAACCGTCAGGTGTTCATGGGGCCTTTGGCCTTCTGGAGCCTCATGCGAGATCCTAATGTGACTGCACCTACTAACCTGTCCAACAAGAGCCCGATTGCGAACATCATGTCTCGCGATTTGGCTGGTACGGGATCACTGGCCGAAGGCTTCCTGCCTTCGATTGGTGGGGCCGAGTTGGTCAAGACCAACAACCTCAAGCAGGCTGTAATTGCGAACAACGCACATGGTAGACACGGTGTTGATCAGAGTAAGACCATTGCTCTAATGAACACCCCTGACTGTGTTGGTACAGTTAAGCTTGTGGGACTGGCAATGGAGCAGACCTATGATCTCCGTCGCCAAGGCCATATCATTGTTGGGAAATACGCGGTGGGGCACGGAATTTTGCGCCCTGAGTGTGCCATTGAGATCAGTGATGCGGGAACGCCACTTACTCTCGCTTCAACGGCACCTGCTACGCATCCGTAAGACCGACTAGAAATAGTCGCTACCTCGCCCCCCAGAGCTTCCGTAGTCTGGGGGGCATTTTCATTTCAGGAGTACTGATGGCTGAAGTTCTTGGTAAAACCTCCAGACTAGCAGCAGTAAACCTAATGCTGCGCTCTATTGGTGAAGCCACTGTACCTGTGTTAGCTGCCCCACACGATGGCCGCGCAGATGTGCAGGCTTCAGAATCAATTCTAGATGAAGAAGGGCGGGCGGTTCAATCTGAGGGCTGGTGGTTCAACATGGAGAAGATCAAGCTACAGCCTGATGTTAATAATAACATCCTTATTTCAGCAACTGTCATAGATGTACAGATGGTGAATTACAGCCCGGAAAAGATTTATGTGGAACGTGGGGGGATGCTCTATAACAGGACGGACAACGTAAATACATTTACGTCCGAGGTGGAGTTGATCCTCACCACATTACTTCCATTTGAAGATTTACCCGAAGTAGCTCGTAAGTATATCACTATGCGTTCTGCCCGAGTTCTCTCTGAGAAT